CGCGCGGACGTTCTCCGCATCGATCGTCGACCCCGGCATTTGATCATTGACGGGTGCCGTCTCAACGAGACCGGCGATCGGGAAAGGAACATCCTGGTGGTATCTCCGTGGACCTGACCGGCTAGGCATATCAGGCGATTTCCTGGTAAACGACCACTCCCTGGAACCCTTCAGTCGTCGAAGTGATTTTGAGCGCTTCGTTGTCGCCAGTCTCGCACCATCCGACTGGGGAGTAAGGCAAAACGAAGTTGGGGACGCTCGCGGCACCCACTTCTACCGGACCCGTGATGTCGGTGGACCCGCCGACAAACTTCACAGTCGGCGCGGTGCCGCCAGACTGCGTTGCACTGAAAAGTGCCGCAAGTACTCGGTACTTGATGCCAGTGACTGCCGATGCCAGGGTGAGTGTTGCCGCAGATCCCTGTGCCACCTTGACGAACTTCTGCCCGCCACCCGCACCGACAGGATAGTTGCCCCATTCAGCGAGGCTGGTTTCGGTTGAAAGCGCCATCGATCAACTCCCTACACGGTGGACAGTGCCACGCCGTCGTTTGCGATCACTCTCCAGACGAGGCTCGAACCCTTCTCGATTGCCTGGAACGCGATCATGTCGCCAGCATCGGCGAACGTCAGGGTGTTGTTTCCCGTCTGGTTGACCGCAGTGGCGGCGGTGATAACCCGGTCGCCACCGTCCGTCTTGAAGCAGAGGGTGAGTTCCTGACCCATGAATTCGGGGTCAGGCAGGGTGCCCGTCTCTGCTGCCGCAGAAACAATCGGGACCACCGCTCGTTGCCGATCGGGGATGATCGCACCCGACGCACCAGGATCGGTGAACTCGTGATCCGCTTGGTATTCCTGGAAGAGTTGTGTGTTGCCACTCATCGTTCGACCTCGCTATGAACCTGTGCCCTTGTGACTGACCCCAGAACCGTACAGGTACTGGCGCCGGATGTTGAAATACTCACCGCCGTCGCTCGCGTCGTCATTGTATCCCAGGTGCCGACTCTTGTTGTCGTACCGATCCACCGATATGGACGACACCAGTGCCTCCATGAACCTGGAATGATACGCACCGTGACCACCATCGAGACGCAACTCTGCCTCGCCCATGCACGAGTAGAGGATCGTGTCGCTATGCTCACTCGACCCGTACAGGTAACCGCTGGGTGCGGTGGTGCTCGTGGGAAGTCCTGGTCGAACCCGGTAGCGGTAGATGATCGTTGCGTCGGCGGTCACGTCGGGCCAAAACAGCATTTCCTTCTTGTTGACCGTCGTGGCGTCGTTCCGAAGGGGGCGGATGGCGATGTACTGCGGCTTGCTGCTCGCGAAGTTCTGGTTGAAGTCTCGCTGCCGAAGAGACCGGATCCGAGCATCACTGATCATCTTCAGCGTGTACCAAGCATTGTCCTTCTGAGCGAAAGTCGGCTCGTCGACCAACCGTCCAAAGTCGTTGGGAAGGATGTAGTTTCCCTGGTGCACCTTGTAAGAGGTGCCCGCCGCGATGTCCGACCCAGGATTGTTGTTTGCGTTGAGAAGCAGGGTTGTGGAATCGTGACGCGAATCGATTTGATAATCGATGCCAGCTATCTCGATCATGGACTGGGAATAATCCCAACCGCCGCTTGTCTCAGCGGTGAAGGTTGAACTGCTCAGGAGGATAGCCCGCTCCCCCTTGGCGTTGCCCGTGTGGTCGTACTGGATCGTCCCGGTCGACTGCGGCGAGTTGATCGTGAACGACTCTGTGGGCGACAGGAACGACCACTCGTGCCGACGACCATCGATGACAGGAGGTCGGTAGAACTGCCTCAGACCGTCCTCGATCGTACGGTCAATGACCGACTTCTCGGCAGTGGTGTACGAGCCGTCTGAGAAGTCACCGCTCCCGCCGTAGATGTACTCGGCGACGCGGTCACGCAGATCTTCATAGTTCAGGGCGAGTCCGGCATTTTCAACTGCCACTGATTCTCTCCGCAAAACTCAGAAACGATTCCTTCGGAACGAGTTTTGTGTCGCCATCTTCGGTCTTCACCCGATAGCGACCCCCTGGACCCTTGCCCTGGAACTGTACCAGGGTCTCGTCGTCCTTGATCCGCACCCAGATCATCGCCCCCACATCATCGTCATCGAGTTCCACCTTTGCCGACTCGGGTGGTGCAGGTGGCACCGCCCCCTGGATGCAGATCAGCGCCAGGGTCGCCTCGGGTATGTACGACGGTCCCTTTGCCCGCTGGGTGAGTTCGATGACTCTCACGCAGAGGCTTTCGATCTCGGGCGGGATCGGCCCGCCGAGCATCATCTCCAGGCGTCGTCGTGTGATTTCGTCCATGTGTGTGAGAACAGGGGAGGGTAGCAGCAGGTCTACCCTCCCCTGCCGGGATGGCGCAGGTGGTGAGGAGCACCTACGTTCTTTTCCTAAAAGTCGACGAATTCCTGACCGTACGCCAAGAACTCGATCTCGAAGTCCGAACCGGTCGTCGCCGCTTCGATTCCGGCGAAGAGGTACATATCGGTGTCGGTCGAAGAGGGGTACTCGTCGTCCCCCTCACCTGCCTCGTGAAGCAGAACCGACTTCGCCGTCGACTCACCGGACTTGATCCCGGTGACGTACAACTTGATACGCTGCCCGTCGTAGACGGCACCGATGTTGTAGTACAGGTCGGCGGCACTCATCAGGTACTTGTTGTCCGACGAGACGTTCATGTTCGCGATGCCAGCGTTACCGCTCGCATCGGAAATCACGCCACGAATGTCGTCGCCGTCCCCCTCTTGGATCAGAAATCCAATAGCGGAGATGTCGGCAAGGTCGCCCGCGACCACGGTCGAGTTCCCGGCAAGTGTCGCCGAAGTCAGACCGAAGAAGAAGTTGTGAATGGAGTTGTCAATCGTGGACGGTTTGATCCGCGCCTCAAATGCCCAACGTCCTGCACCCGACGCGATGTTGATGACGGGCAACTGTGTCTGGATTGCACAGTTGTCGGCATCAGTTCCATCGGTCAGCAACTTGATGGTCGCAGCGTTGTGGGACTTCGTCACATCGGAGACAACAGTGATCGTGTTCCCGGCTTGCTGCTCCGAGATGAACCCGTTGTTCACTCCGCCATCGGCCCAGGCAGCACCGGCATCGTCCATTGCCATGCCGTCGCCGTTGACCATTCGGAACTGACCGCCAAGTCGACAGGCCCAGTTCTTGACCGGGAGGTTGCCCCAGATTGCCCCAGACAGCCCAGCGCTCGCCGCGCCCTTGTGTTGCATTTCGCTCGTCATGTCTTGGTTCCTTAGATGTCGCCAGCCTCTAAAACCCTCCCCCCCGCATGGCGACGATAGCGAGGGGGAGGGATGTCAGTCAGTGCCCACTACTTCGACAGGACGAAGTTCCGGCGACGGTCGGTCGCGAAGAACTGGTACGTCAGGTCGGTGTACTGGGTCAGGGTCCGGTGGTGCAGCGGATGCGGCGCCACCTTCGTCGTCTTCAGGTACTCGCCACTCAGGAAGGCGACCTTGAAACTGCGCCAGCAGATTCCGTAGACGGGATCTGTGACACCAGCGTCGGTCGACAACTTGGAAGCGTTGTTGTCGAACCACGGCACCCAGATTACGGGCACTCGTCGGAAGGTCGTGCGACCCCCCATCGAGTCCAGGTCGACACCCAGGTTGTCGTTCTGACCGTCGAGCACCTCTTCCAACTGTCCGAGGACGTTGTAGTTGGTGTAGTACCCGTAGTCCCCGCCCATGTTGTTGAAAGGCCCATCAACAGGGGGTCGGAACTCGGTTTTCGTCGAGGCTTCGCGCCATTTTCTGATCAGATCTGCCTTCGAGACGGCGCTCCAATTTGCGGACCAGTTTTTCCAACGGGCGTGCACATCGGAGTCGATGCTGCCAGCGCCAGTCTGCGGAAAAGCGCTCGGGTTTCCGCCGGTGAAACCTGCCGTGGAGTTGTAAACAATCCACGACGGGATGCCGAACGGAGACAGTTCGTCAGACGCCGACGACGGCTTCGACCAGAAGTTCGATTCCATCAGTTCGGCGAGGTCGGTCATCGCGTCGACCCGGCTGGTTTGCAGCAGGGAGACGAGACGAGAGGGTGCGCGGTTCATCGAAATGATCCGCTCTTCCAGTGCCCAGTGCGTCTCGGTGTGCCGCCAGGGCACGTTGCCGGTCGCCTGGGTGTCGGCGGTTGTCGGGTTGTCCACCTCGTTCAATTTCACATTTCTTGCAGCATTATTGCTGAAAAAGCGAACGTTGAACTGATGCCCGTAGCCGGACCCGAATTCGACTTTTTTCTTCTTCAGAATTTGCGGCATCGCGATGTGCCGCTGGTTGTCCACAACGATGTCGGCCCAAGTGGTCCGTTCGAGGTGGCGCAGAGTGGTGGTGATCAGATCAGCATAATCGTCTGCTTGGTATGCCACGATTTATCCTTTCGGAATTATTCGATGAGCATCCCCGCGTCATCCTCGACCTCGCCACCACGGTTCCGATACCAGTCCCTTGCCGCCCGCGTTGCAGCGACCGTCGAATCGAGCGGGTCCGCCTCGCGGTTGGTTGGGATTGCCGTCGTCTGCGCAGTCCGTGCCTTGGACGCCTCGGCAATGCCTCGAAGAGTTCGTTCTTTGATTTCGCTGCCCCAGATTGCCGAATACGCCTTGTCGACGAGATCCGCCAGAGGTGGCAATGCTTCACCCCGTGCTTCGTACCCGTGACCCTGGCGAGAAACTTCGTTCGCCAGCTTGACGCGGTTCATGGCATGAGACTCATCCAGGGACTGAAAACGCCCCATGCCGAAAAGTTCGTTGTCCAGCGTGTCGACGACGTTGTCGAACTCCCTCGCGGCGACGTCCGCCTGGAGGCGCTGGTTCAGCGATTCCATGTGCTGCAACCGACCTTCCAGTTGCTGGAACCGAGAGTTGTTGTGCTGGTTCATTCCCAGGATCGACTCGTCGTACAAGTCGGGATCTTCAAAGCTGAAGTCCCCGTCGATGACCGGGGATTCATCCTGAAAAGCGTCGGGATTATCTTCCCGCACCTGCTGCTGCACCGCTGCCCTGGCAGGATCGACTCCGGTGTTCTCTGTGATCGAAGAGACAACCGTCTCGAATGCCTGGGGGTTGCCGAAGGCGCGGACCTGATCGGGAGACAAGCCCAGGGTCTGACCGTATGCGAAGTGTTCGTTGGTGAACTCAGCCTCCTGGTCAAGCGGAACCTCGGCTGGTTCGGGTTCGGGTTCGGGATCCGTCTCGACGAGTTCTTCGTCGCCCTGCTCTGCTTCCCACCCCTGGTCCAGGTCTGGTTCCTCGGAGTAGTACTCTTCGTCGATCGCCTCGGCCTCCTCCTGGGGAGTCTCGGGGACCAGTTCGACGTCTTTGTCTTTTTCTGCCATCCCTAGTATTTCCTTGTCTTGTCCTGCTTGCTGGAATCCGACGACGTCCTCGGCTTGTCCACTTTCCTGATCACCTTCGGGGGATCAGAAATTGGGAACTTCCTCGTCGGTTTGGGTTTCTCGCCCGGCGCGGGGTAGGGACCACGCATCACTTACCCTTTTTCTTCGACGCCTTCTTGGGAGCCTTCTTTGCCTTTTTCGCCGCCGCCTTCACGGGGCGCTCGTTGCTTCTCAGGTAGTCAAAAATCAATGCCATCAGTACGACCTCTTCTTTGAAGACTTCTTCACCTTCTTGCCGGTCTTCTTGGCGTAGGCTTTCGCCTTCGCCTTACCCGACTTGCTGTAGCTGAACTTCTTGCCGCCGACCTTGGGCATCGAAAATCTCCTTGAGTGGAAGTGTGCCCGACCCCCCTGGGTCAGTGAATACCATCGTTGTTATGCATCCCGATCTTCCGCAGGTAGTCGGTCTGGTGTCGGAGGCTCCTGAAGTGAGCGCGACCCTTCTCGTCGAAGTGGGTCGGCACGCCGTGCTTCTTGGCGTGCTCCTCCGCTTCCTTCCGATCCTTCGGGTGCACACCGGCGCCGTCGGACTTGATGATCTGTCGCGACTCGTACGATCGCCGGATGTTGCCCGCACCCCTGGGATTCTTATTGAATTCCTTGCGAGTTACCGACTCTCCGTTTACCCGGTAGGTGACACCCATCAGAAACCTCCAAGCATCTGTCCGATCGCCGCATCGACGCCGGGATCATCCGCCAGTTGCATTCCGTAGTCCCCAGGCGACCACTGTGTGGGGATTGGTTGCTGCATGTATGAGCCGGGCGGCACATGACGGGGGATGATTTGTTGCCTGTAGTCACCTGCGGGCATGTTGTGCCGGTCGACCAAGTTGCCACGATCCTGAGCAACAGCGGGCATGTTGTGCCGGTCGACCAAGTTGCCACGCGGTTGGTCAGGATGGACGGGTTTCGTTACCGCCCGTCCCTGGGGCTGGTCAGGATGGACGGGTCTCGTTACCGCCTGTCCGTAGGGCGGAGACATTCGGTGCTGGTCGGCAGACTGCTGGAAGTTCTGCAACATCTTCTGCATCATTCGCTGTTGTTCTTCTTCCTTGAAAGCCTCGTCCTGCCCCATGTGGTCGACAACATTCGACTCGCCATCTCCGCCTTTCAGCTTCATGATGTCGCCCAGGAAACCAGCCTCCCCCCCAGCGCCGCCCATGTTCGGCATGATCGATCCGATGCCCACCATCGACGCCGGATCCAGGTTGGTCGACCCTGGACCCTCCTGCATCATCTGTTCAGACGACGGCAGCAGGTTGTATCCCCGGTCGAGATCGCTGGTCGTGATGCCCATTCCGTACTGCATATCAACCCCCGTAGTGCCTGTTCATAGCGTCCTGCTCGGACTGCTGTGGGTTGCCGCCCATCATCGTCTGGACAAGGGATGCCTCCGCCCCTTGTCGTGTGGCACCTGGGCGACTGACCCGCTCGTTGGTCCGGTGCGTGACAGGACTTTGTGACAGTCGCCCGTCTGTGCCCTCTTCCTGCAACTCGTCCTCCGGTGCACTCGTCGGCAGCATCTGCATCGTCTCGCCGATGCTGTTCCCCTGGTTGATCGGGATCAGGATGCTTTTCAGTTCCGGCAGGTCGGCATATTTAGCGTAGGTCTGCATGAGACCGGGCAGGTTCAACTGGAGACCCTGCTGCTGGAGCAGTGGCAGGGTTGGCAGGACGACCGTCTGCATCAGTTGGTTGATGACCGACATCCGCTGCTGCGGACTCTGGAACTGCATCGAGTACGGGCGTATGTCGACCTCATGGTGGTAGTACGAGTGTGCTTCTCGCTCCACCGGCGGCAGCGCCGCATGCCGATTCCCCATACCTGGAATCTTCATGATCGCCGGGTAGGTCTCGATCGGGTCGTTCCAGATGTAGAACCCGAAGTCGGAGAGAACCCTCTTGGTCCAGAGCATCACCGCGTCTTGCATGTGGGAGATGCGTTGGGAACTGCTCTCCCGCAGCATGGCATCCTGACCGACCGTTTCGCTCGATGCCGCGAGTCCACCCAGGGAGTCCAGGTTGCCGCACAACCAGGAGAACAGGTCTTTGCTCTGCAACATGAAGGCAAACGACTGCTGGTCGATTCCGCCGAATTGCTTCTCCTGGATCGCGTCGGGATTCAGAACGGCAGCGATCTCGCCGTCGTTCGTCTGACGCAGGGTCTCGGCATCCTCGGTGTCTTCGCCCCTGGTGACCCCCACTCGCTTGAAGCGGTTCGCCTGACGCTCCAGCTTCCGGTACAGACCGTTGATCAACTCGTGCATCCCGGTCCACAGCATTGCCGGGGACAGGGGCATGGTCTGACCATCGACCTCGTTGAACCAAAGCGGGTGGAAAGGACCGTGCTCGGGACCAGTCCAGTCGACCACCCGCAGAGGGAGTTCCCCGTCGTGCGGTGAGAGAGTCACCAGTTGCTTGTGCCGAGGCAACCAGACCTCCCACAACTCGACGTAAGGCTCGTATTCGTCTTCCGCCATCCCGTAACCCTGCGAGATGGTATGGATCCGCTCGTCACCCCCGTGCTCGTTGTAGTTCGGCCCATCGGCGGGCACGAGTTTCTCCCGCAACTCCTTCTTGAACGACTTGTCTTCTCTCGCCAGTTCCACCGGCATGCGATACCGGTGCCCTGCGAAGGCAATGTCTTCCCAGTGCCGGGCGGACATGTCGTGAACCCAGTCGTCGATCAGAATGTTTCTGACAAACGGCTCCTGGCGATCGATCTCGAAATTGTCGATCGAATAACTTCCGGTGACCGCCGTGCCCACCTTCACAATTCCGACAGAAAACAGTGCAGATCTCACGGCACGTTGGAGGGCGGAGTGGACCTGGAATTGCTTGAGCAGGTCGTTCATCACCGCTTCGAGCTTGGCGCCGGTGGGTCCGAGTTGCGGACTCCTGGTGAAGATGTTGACCTGGGGCGGTCGACCTACGAGATGCCTCTCGTAGATGGAGATTGCCAGTTCCATCATGTTGAGGTGCTGGGGCTTCGTCTCCCCTTCATCCCCGTAACCGTCGCCCGCGTAGAGTTCGACAGCACGTTTGTGTCGACGTCGGAATGGTTCGAGCTTTCGACGACTTTGCTCCACGGCACGGCGGAGTCGCTGAAGGTGAAGTTGATCTTCCAGGTTGAACGGCATCTAGTCCCACTCCGTCGTGTTCGCGAGTTCCTTGGTCCGCTCGGCTCGTCTCCACGCCAAGGACATCACGGGAGGCCCGGTCTTCACCGGTTTCACCTTCTGCTCTCTGTCCTTGAGTATCAGAGCGACCAGCGCGTCGGCTATAACAACGTCGCCATGATTGTCTCCGCGATCCGAAGGGTCGGTCGTCAGCAGGGAGACACCGTGCTCGATAGACCCGTTAGGCTGGTAAATGAACTCTGCCGCTTGTTCTATCGACTTGCGTGACGGATTTGTGAATTTCCCGGTGAACAGCAATTCCCGGTATGTGGTCAGCAAGTCTCGCTTGGCATCCTTCGTCGAGAACCAACCAGGACGATCGGAAACTTTCTTCCGCAGCGTGTCAGACGCGGTCTGGAAGTAGATATTCGCGTACCGGCAATCCTCGATGATCGCTTTCCCAAACGTGCGTCCAGGACCGGTTGCTTCCCAGATCAGGTAGGCGCCCCTGCCTCCTGGGCCTCGGAACATTCGGCACAGAGCCACCGCGATTTCTGCAAATTTATATGCGGATATCTGATTCGAGCAGAGTTCAGCAACCTTCTCCCCGGTCA